ATGAGGCTACTTGTTCTAACCCAACAGGGAAATAAAAATCTTCATTATTACCACTTGTGTTTGTAATATAAGATACACCTATTGTTAAACCATTAGCATCACTCCAATTATATCTAGCGGCATTTGTATAACCACTTACAGAATGTGCTAATAACCAAGATTTGGTTGAAGGTTCTATTCTATATTTTTGATTAGAATTTTGATGATTTAATATTGTTGATATATAATTTAATGAATTAGACCTATTCTGAATCACATATGGGTCAAATGCACTAACACTATAATCTAATCTACTAATTCTTGCGTTATAAGCAGTTTTACCTGTAATTGAAAATAAATTAATATTTTGAGTATTTATATCATCAGCATATCTAATAGTTCCTGAGATTGCTGGTGATGATGTTGTAAATAATTTATCAGTTACAATAACTAAACCTAATATACCATCTACATAAATATTTAATATAGTTGCCACACCGTTATATTCAGGTCTTGGCGTACCATAGATAAAACCACCCTCAGTTGGACTTGCCACACCGTACGGAATGAATGTAATTAATGAATTTGTTAATGCTGATTGTACTGTGGTAAAAATATTATATTGAGGATTCGTTATTTGTCCTGTAATTAAAATTGATTGTCCTTGTAAAAATGGATTGGTTGTACCAGTAAATCCAACATTGCCTGCACTAAATATATTATCTGTATATGGCCACGCATATAAATCTTGTGTTATATTAATTTGGTCTCCGACTTGAAATGGTACATCTGATGTTGATGTAAATCCTGTATTACTAAATCCAACATAACCAGCAAAAGAACCTGTAGCATAAAGATTATCTAAAAATGGCCACACAAAAATTGATTCATTCCCTAACATCAAATCATATTTAAATGCAGTATCACTACCTGAAAATATTTCATTAACATCTTCTAAATTTTCTGTAACTAAATCTTTAATTGTATTAGATAAATCTAATTTAGCCTCACCATCAGGGTCAGGTGACATTTTATATTTTATACATCTTGATAATGTAGCATCATTCGTACCAAATGGGTCATCAAATATTTTATTAATAACTACTTGTGTTGTGGATACAATTTTAACAATAATCCAATATCCTGTATAAAGGTTATTATTATTTTCATCATTTAATAAAACAGAATCACCATCTTTAAAATTATGTGCTGATGATGTTGTTAAAATTGTATAAACATTATTATTATAATTATAAGAACTAGCACCAGTTACAGTTACTTTATCCCAAATTATACTTGTTATATATTTATATTGATCTGAATTTGTATATCCAGAATCACTAATTCTTAATGGAATGGCTGAATAACCTGCCATATATTTATTTGGTTGTGTTATAACTGATATTGCCATAATTTATAATTTTGTTATAGTTGGTTTATTTTCGTTCACTTTAAAAAGTTCAAATGATACATATTTCTCTACATCATTAGCTATTATTTTTGAGAACTTGTTAATAACTTTTTCAGCCATTATTTTATTTGTTTTTTGTATTACGTTTGTTGGTTTAATACCAAATTTAAATATACTTCGTTGTACAGCATAAATACTACTTTGTGGTATACCTTTTAATGATGCCCATTTAGATAAAGCACTAAGTGGTGGCATCTTTGTAGTATATTTATATGGTGTACCTGAGAATTTTCTTTCAGTACCACTAACACCTTTATCTACATATTTTAAATAATCATTGGCTTGAATTATTAGTTGTATTTTTCTAGCTTCTCTAACAACTCTATAATCTAATGAATTGATAAGATTACCACTAGCCTTTTTATTATATCTTAATAATTCTTTTGTTAAAGTATTAACATAATCATTACCAAATTGGTCTAATAATTTTTTACCAAATATTTGTTCTTGAAATTTTGCCATTATGATAATTTTATCCAAGCACTTACACCTAATTTAATACCAGTATTTTTACAAATATTATCTATTGTAGCTGGTTCATCAGTAATAAAAAATTTATTCCTTTCCAATAAATAATCATTATCATCAAAAATTTCATATTCTTGATATTCATATTCTTCACCATCAATAACCTCTTTTTTTACCAATGGATTTATTATTATTTTTGTACCTATTTTTTCCATAATTATTTTATTGCTATATTATATGATAAAGGAGTCATATTCAATGTCCATAAAAGATTACCATCATTATCATATTTCCTTGTTGTTATATTATTAATTACTGTACCAGTAGCATAAATATTATTACTACTATCAATTTTTATATCTCTAATTTCTCCTCCGTGATTTTTTGACCATATTTGTGTTGGTGTGCTATTATATTTCTTTATATTACCAGAACTATCACCAATAAATATATTTTTATTACTATCCAATGCTATAGCATATGCATTATTACCACCAGATTGTATCTTCCATATCAATGAACCTAAATTATTAAATTTCCAAATATTTGTAAGTAATAAATCTGAAGAACTTGTGGCTATATAAATATCACCATTAGTATTATCTATAGTAATTTTATTAGCACTACCATTTGGTGTATCAAATGATAATAATAAATTACCATTAGAATCATATTTTCTTATTGTATATAAAGTATTGAATGTATCACCAGCAGTATAGATGTTATCATTAGAATCTATAGTAATTGAATAAACTGTTGCTCCATTATTTACTGACCATAATAAATTTCCGTTGGGATCATATTTTCTTGTTGTTATATTAGAAGATACGTTTCCAGCAGTATAAATATTATTATTAGAATCTGTAATTACACTATTAACGGTACTTCCGTGATTTACAGACCATAATAAAGTACCATTGGAGTCATATTTTCTTGTTGAGATACTAGATACAGAATTACCGCCAGCAATTACATTATAATTATTATCTATTGCTACACCAAAAACATTTGTTGTTGAAGTATTTCTAGACCATAATAAATTAGCATCTAATGAATATTTTCTAAGATTATTACACCCTACACATCTATTACCAAATACTAAAACAGTACTCGGTATAGTTGATGGAAATCTATATGGATTTATTAACCACCCCATTATCTTGTTCCTATTAAATATATTTTAGCTCCAGCGGCACCAGTACCAGCAACATCAATATCAACACTAATCTTATCATTCTCATTTATAGTTGATGATGATATCACAGGTTGTGTTCCAGCATCTACAGATCTATTTTCATTAGCATCAATACTTATTTTTGTGGATAATACACTTGAATCATTTATATTAACATCAAATTGTGATTGTGTTGAACCTGATATTGAAAGTGATGCTTTAACATTAGTTAGTGTAAATGAATAAGGTGCGTAAAGAATTACCTTACTACTTCCTGAAGTTATTTGTGTTGTTTCATCACTTATGGCAAAAGATATATCACAAGGTGTGGTAGAACCACTAATTATATCTATTTGGTCTTGTAGATTATCTATTGCGTCTGTAAATACATTACAATTATTCAATGTATCACAAGTTAAATATCTAAATGATATATTAGATTGACCTGGTACTGTAAATACAATATCACCAACAGGTGTAACACAATTGCTATGTTTTAATCTTAATGTAATATCTGTTACCCAACCTGTTACAGCATCTGTTGTTTCATCAAATATTGCTTCAGGACTTAAAGTTCCATCTACAATTTGAACCCCAAATTGGCCCATTTGAGTTGAAATATAATTAACCAAATCTTGAAGAATTTGGAATGCATCAGATAATATCTCTTGTTGGTTATCAGAATCAATTCCATTAACATCTAAATAATTTTCTTGATTGTTTATTTGGTCTACAATAATAAATGTTAAGACCATATCTGGAATTTGTGTTTTATTTTGGATGTTAATATTTGAAGGTGCTCTATGAGTAATCCACATATAAGGAAATCTCATTTGCCTAGATGTACCTATTTCTGAAGTAGGTCCAACACCAAAATCATTTAACTGAAGATGTGCTGTGGCAAAATCTTCAAACATTTGTATTAATTGATTATATGATATTATATTCATTTTGTTTGTTGTTTTAATTGTGCTTCCTCAACTTTATTTTTCTCGTAAAAAAACGATAACCAATTTAATGTTGATATGTAATTCTTTTTATAAACTTTATCTTCTGTTGTATTTAGTTCTTTTATTAATTTATAAATTAGATTATGCCATTTCCATTTGCTATCCATTTGAGTAGGTCCATTTATTGATTCAAATCTACTTTTTCGTTTAGTGTTTCCTTTATCTCTTCCAAAGAGTCCTTCGTATTGTTTTTTGATGTATCCACGCCATTTAAAAAAAAAAGCATTAGCTGATAGATGTCAGTGATTGAAATTTCTTTAAATTTATTTGCTCTTAACATCATATCAGATTTAAAAGGTTCTAGTTTACCATTTTCTTTTTTCTTTCTTAAAAAGATGCATAGTAATTCTTCAATTGATTTAAAAATATTACCTTCAGTTTTTTCCATTATTAATTCAATAGAGATTATCTCACCCAATAATAATTTATCAAAATCTTTCTTTAAAAAATATTCTTCACCATCTACTATAATGCTTTCTTTATTTTCTGGTTCAATTGGTGTATTGGTAAAAGATAACACATCAACTATTTTATTAAAATCGTCTATAGCTAGTTGATATATTATTTCCTCTTCAATATCTGTAACAGCTTTCATTACTTTAATAGCTTTTTCAATACCTGACAAATTGTCAGTATCCTGTGCTTCAATAATAGCACCGAATTGGCTTACTTTAATTTCTTGCCAATTTTCAGGAATAAAATATTCTTTTGTTTCTTCTTCTAATTCTACATTCAATGTTACCATATACTTTTTTATTAAATATTATTTTATTATTAGTGTTTTTATTAAAAATGATGTATCTTATAAGGTAATCTACCTTCGGTTGTTTTCTTTTTTAATAACATCATTGCTGCATATCTTAAACTATCTATTGCGTGATCATACCCACCATTTGGTGTGTTTGTGTTATTACCTTCTCTATCAACCTTCCAAATATATTTTGATAGTTCATCCAATAAATTAATAGATCGTTTGGTTATGCGTAGTTTCTGCTCTTGTAGTAATTGTATACCAAAGTTTATTGAATCAGCTCCTTTGGTTACAGGATTAACTTTAATACCGTATCTTTTTAATTCTGATATTGATTTCGGTTCTGCTGAGTCAGCATATATCCCAATTCTATCAAGATTGTTATCTTTTATTTTATTTGCTATATCTGAATTATGTAATCCGTTTTGGTAAAATATCTCATCTACAATAATCTCATCATTCCATTTATAGATTGTTATTAATGTACTTGGGTCTACTGAGAAACCAAAGTCTAATCCACAACCTAATAATCTTGCCTCATCAGGAATTTTATCTATAACTTGATAATCATTAAATATTGTTCCTTGTAATTTGCCTTCCTCACCATCCAAATAAACCTTACACCAGTTAGTCCAGTATTCAGAAGTTTTGGCTAATTCTCTTTTTGATTCTAAGAAATCTATAACGTTTTGTGGTAAGGCAGAATTATCTTTATATGTTAAAGTTAATAATTCAGAATTATCATCTTGTAATACTTCTTTTGACCAAAATGAATGTGTTGGGTTATAATCTAAATAAATATCTTCATTGGTTCTCATTGCTAATTCCAAATATGCTTCTCTTGTAATCATATTGGCTTCATTTATATATAAAATGTCACGTCTAGCACCTCTGAGTTTATCACCTTGGTCAGCACTAAAAAATTCTATATAAGAACCATTTAAGAATCTATAAGTTGAGTTGGTAGTATGCCATTGTTGTCTATTAAATCTTTTTGTATCTTTTAAAATGCCAATAGCATCTCTTATAGCACCTCTTCTTAAATGTGGTGTTGATTCACTAACAACTGATATTGATAGATTAGGATTCTTTAAAGCTTTATCTATTAGTATGGATAATATTGCTATTGTTTTGCCAGCACTAGAACCTCCAGGAATAACTTTTATCCTGGCTTTCATTTTTCTTATTTTTGATATCGCTTGCGTGTATTTAAATGCCATCTTCTAAATCATCATCATTAAAAAGTGGTGGTTCTTCTCTTAATGTTATTTCTTGTTTATCAGGTTCATTAAAGCCTAACATCTTATTTATCATTTCTAATGCTTTGAGAGAATGTGGAGGCCAGTCTTCAATATTCTTTTCTTTAATAAAAATTAGGTCTCTTAAAACATCTTCCCTAGTTATTTGTAGTTTAGCTATTGTTTTCTCTCGTGCTTCTTCTATGGCTTTTTGTATTTCAACATTATCCAACAATCTAGGTCCTTGTGAATATGCAGTCTTTTCTGAATATCCAGCTCTTATTGCTGCTTTTGTAGCATTAAAATCTATGAGATATTCATTAACAAATAGTTGTTGTTTTTCACTTAATTTCATAATTTATTTTTTATCTTTGCACTTGGTACAAGGTCGGCCTTTTCTTTTTACAATTACAGGCTCCTCAATTATTATTTCTTCACTTGGTGGTGCTATCATACCTAACCAATTACAAATTCTTCTATGACAGGCACGTATCTGTGCTGGACAATTTAAACACAGATAAAAATTAGGGTCTAAATACTTTCTAATCATATTCATCATATTACTTGCCTCACCCCCATCAATTATCATTAGTTGTGAAATTCTTACTAATTCATTATAATCTTCTTTTGTCATATTGATTAATTTTTATTTATTTTATCTTTTATTTTCTTACGCATTTTATTTACAGTGTGCCAACTAAGGACGTGGTCTATACTCCAATCTGCCTCAATTTGTCTATGTGTTTTATTATTCTTATAATAATCTTCCCAAATTGTGGCCTCAAACCAGTTTTTCTTTATATCTTTGTAGGCCTGATTAATTAAATCTAATTTATTTTCAAAATCAATTTTATTTTCTATGGTTTCTTCAGAATCGTCAATTACATCATAATCATTATTTATAATATCTAATCCAGTTGATATTACATTTTTATAAAATGGTGAAGTGTTACTATGCACTTGATTGGTTAGTGTCCTAATAAAAAAGTATTTGAAATAACCTTGTGCATATATGTCTTCTATCTTCTCTTTATTCTCAAGATATGATAATGATATCTCACTTATCAGTTCTCTTTTTAAATGTGAGTTTCTGCCTAAAATATTATCTATAATTTGGTCATAGATTGAATCTTTTGTACAAATTTCTTTTAAAATATCATTTAAACTCATTTTGTACTTTTTCTAAATCTGACATTATGTCACTAAACATTATATTAAATTCTGCTTCTGCTACTTCTTCATTTGATTGTTCCAACCAAGTATATCCATAGATAAAATAATCTTTTATTAAATCATATAGTTCTTTTGAATGTTCAAACATTTCATATTGGTTTAATATATGAACACACACTGCAGTAGTGCCTATTGTCTCAATTATTCTATCTGTTGTCTTATCATATATTTTATAATTATCGTCATCAGTGAGTTCATAAATCTGAGTTAAATTTGATTTTAAAACCATTGATTCTTTTTCTTTTATTATAAAAGATTTTGTATTACTATAAGACTTTTTTGGGTCAGTTAAATCTAACTTTATATTTTTCATTTTAATAAGTTATTGTTAAAACAGCATCAGTTAATTTATAATTAACCATTGCTTTATATTTATTACCTCTATCATATGCAGTGGTAATTGGACACCATTCATAAGTTATTGTACTTGGTGTATTTAATATATCAAATACCAAAACTTTTCTTGATTTTGGATATGCTGCGAAGTAATATAATTTATTATGACTTTTACCCATTTGATAAAATGGTTGGAATATGTTTGTTAAAGCATTTATCTTATCTAATTCAATTACCGCTGTTGGATATTTATCCCACTTAATATCTCTTATTTTAACCTCTCCTAATATATAAGTGTTACCTGATATCATCACGAAATCAGATCTATTGCCTGAACCTATAGGAGACACCTCATCTAGCTTATGTTCAGGTTTTAAATTAATAAACCAATTAATAAATTTTCGTTCTCTAGTTTCGTAATCATTCATTTTCATATCTGCCATTTTTATATAAATATCTGGTTATTGAGTAAAATTCATTTTCTTTTTAATTTTTCTGTTGAAGAAAAATATTTTATTTTTAAATTTTGGTAATTGCCTTCTTTTATTGCTCTATTAACTTTGGTTAGACCTATATTTAAATATTTTGCCAAATCAATTTTTTTTGTAAAATTTATTGTTTCATTATTTTGATTTACAAGTTGGTATATATATCTTCTGCTTTTGGAATCAAATTTTTTATTATTCAAAGAATTATTAATATATTGTTTATTAACGCGTAATATTAACTCAATTCTTTTTACAGTTGTATTAAAGTGTTTGGCAATATCTTTTATCTTATATCCTTCAAATTTCATCTCAAATACTTTTTTATCCATCTGCATTGGAATATTTTCGTATAAATATTTTTTTAACCTGTCAATTGTTTCATTATTAAATGAATCTTGATATGTCTCTTGTGGCAAATTATAATCAGTAATAATAGGTATTTCTATATCTTTTTTGATTTTAATCTCATATAAGTGTTTATATACAATATTTCGGCAACTTATGAAGATATAGTTTTCAATATTATCAATATCAATTTTATTTTCTAAAAACTTCTCGTAGATTCTTATAAATAATTCTTGAATTAAATCTTCCTTGTCTTCTTTAGTGATTTGAGTGTTATATTTAACCTTGATGATTTTATCTTTAATGATTTTGTATATTATTGTTGCATCCATATAATTAAATATCAGTTATTTTTTCAAAAGCTCAATTTCTTTTAATAAATCTTGAATTATTTGTTTATCTGACTTTATTAATTTTTTAGATCGTAAAATTGATTCTAT